TTGACAATGAAGAACGCATTTATGAAGCCGTTGAAAGGCTTAAATTGGTTGATGATCAGTTAGCAAGTGATTTGGAATTGCTTTGCGAAATGGCAGAAACCGATAAAATGCAATTCAATTTTTTGTTGAAAATGTTAAGAAAATAGAATATGCCTGAAACAACTGCCGATAAATTAATAGGAAAAACACTATTTGCCAAAAAAAATTTAAGTCGCTTAAATTCATCATTGGTAAAAATTGGAACTATTGTTGCTGGATCACCAGTTGGGCAAGTTTACTCCTATATTCAAAGGGGTGGAAGGGTATATTGGCAATTTATTGATTTTAACAATAAACCATACTATGTTTTACATACTGCTGATAGTTTTAAATTTTCAGGGGATGTGAAACAAGCAATAGATGAAAAGAAACAAGAAATTGAAAAATTAGCAAAAGAAACAAAAGGATCAGTTCCTTTCTATATTGAAAAATACGGAAAATTGATCCTGATATATGGCATAGGTGCATATTTGATAGCAACTTATATAAAATCAAAAAAATGAAAAACAAAGGATTAATATATATCCTATTGGCTGGTGGTGCAATTTTGTTGCTATCAATGAAAAAAAAGGCAAAAGGATATTCAATTATGGTTCCTGAACCTGAAAAAATTACTGCTGAACAATTTAACAAACCATCGTTGCTGCAAAAAGTCAGTAAAGTGGTAAAAAAAGTTGCTCCAGTGGTAAAAAAAGCGGTTACTGCTGCAAAACAAAAAAAAGCAATTAAACGATCAAATAAAGTTGGTCAATTTCCTGATATGTGCTAAAAAATAAAAGTATGCAACCCAAACACATGAAAATCAGTATTAAGGATGAAATTTCATCCAATCAACTGAAATTGAAATACGATAAAAGGGCAAATGAGAGGGCAATGTATGAAGCCGAAAACACTATTTCCAAGTCAACAGGTGGTGTTTTCCAAAAATATTATGTAGAAACAAAAGTTTACTACACTACTGCAAATATTGGTTCCCAGTGTAATGAAATTACCTTCATAAATTCAGGTACAACTGCATTGGTGGTAGCTGATGTGCCTTTGCAGCCAAATCAATCTTTGCGTATTTCAGGGAATAGGGGTGAAATTGATACTACACAATATCAACTTGCTTTTGCTACCCCTATAAACACAGGAAACCAACTTATTGTAATCCGTAAATTATATATATAATGATTGTATTGGATCTCTCTATACTGAATCAGAAGGGAACTCCAATGTTCAACTCTGATATATTTGCCAACCGACCTGCTGCTGGTGTGGTTGGTCGTATTTTTATTTCAACTGATACATACGCAATTTATAGGGATACTGGATCTGCTTGGGATCAAATTGGTGGTAGTGGATCAGGAATTACAGGAAGTGGTACTGCTGGAACTTTGCCAATTTGGACTTCATCCAGTGTTTTGAGTGATTCAATAGTTTCACAAAGTGGATCATCATTAAGTATAACATCAACTGGAACATCTGATTCTGAATTGAACATTGATAGTATTGCATCAAATTTTTCAAGAATAAATTTTAAAAATAATGGAAATATAAGAACCAGAATATATTATAGGGAGGATTTAAACCAATTAAGTCTTGGAACATATAATTCTGGTGGATCTATTGAATTTGAGGTTGATAATAATGTAACTGCTGCAATAATAGATAGTTCAAAAAATGCTACATTTTATGGTTATGTAGCTGCTACTCCTACATTAACTGCTGCAAATAATGCTTCCAGTTTAGCATCTTACGGAATTAATACATTAAGTTATGCTGCTGGTTTTAGTTCCAATAACATTGGGGCATTGTATGGTGGTATGGCAGGATTCAACTTGCAAACATTTGCTGGATCAGCAACTTTTGCACAGGCAAATGTTGCTTCAGGTGGTGCATCTGTCAATTCAATAGACTTTAGTTCTGCTGGATCTACAATAACAATGACACAATCCAGTGGAATTAGGGCAATGACTGGACAACAAAACTTGTTTCAATATCAGGGTACTAATAGCGGAACAATAACTCACGCAGCAATAAGTCAAAATACAGGGTTTTATCGCCCCAGTGGTGCAAGTGGTACACTAACAATTACCAATGCTTATAGTCATCTTATCAATGCACTGGATGACTATGGTGCTGGATTTAGTTTTACAAATAGGTGGGGAATTTATCAAGCTGGTGCAAGTGATAAAAACTACTTTGCTGCTAATACTTTAATAGGTTTAACATCAATAGATGCATCTAAACCATTATTACAAGTTGCTGGTACAATTATGTCATCAGGTGATACTTTAATTGCTGCACCAACAATAGCAAGTGTTGTGTTAGATTATCATAGTCCTTCAAATGCTGGTAGATTAATGTCTGGCAGTGCTGGCAGTTGGAATAAACATATAACAATAGTTCCTTATGGTGGAAATTTATTAATTGGAAGCACAAGTAATCCTGGTCAAAAACTTTACCTAAACGGATCTTTGCGTATTGATGGACAAACTTCAGGAAGTTCTGGTGGTTTTTCAGGTCAGCATCTTATAATCAATTGCGATGGAACTAATTATAAAATAAAATTAGAAAACGTATAAATATAAACAAATGAAAAAAATTCAATCAATCCCAATTTGGGTTAATGGACAAGTAAAAAGTGGAACGTGGTTAGGTGCATATATCATTAATGACAATCTTACTGATTCAGCACAATTTTACTGGTGGATAGCCGAAAATGGATATGAACCTGATTCCATTGGATCTACTTTGACACAGGGAAATCTTTCTATTTCAGGTGCCGACTATATAAGCTGGAACTCTGCAACTGATATCAATGAGGATGCTTATGTTTGGATAGCTGATCAGCTTGGATTAACTTTGATCTAATTAATAACAATTTAAAATTTGACAAAATGAACGAAAAACAAGCATTGGAAATTATTAAGGCAGTATTGGACTTGGCAACTCAAAAAGGTGTTTTTTCCAAAATTGATGAAAGTTTTACTGCTATTCAGGCATTCAATGTAATTGCCACAAAACTAAAAGATGAACAGGATAATGCAGACACAAACTGATCCAACACATATTGCCACATTTAGCACTATTTTGTTTTCCCTTCTTGGGATTCAGAATATATCTGAATTGGCAAATATTGTTTTTTTGGGTGCCAGTACAATATCCTGTACTATTTCAATTTTAGTAGGTCTTAAACAATTAAAAAAGAACAAATGAAAAGAATACTAAAAAATATCAAAACTTCATTTTTTGGATCCATTGCTGGTGGATCAATTATCTTGGATGGTATTGCTGAAAGAAACTGGATAACAATTATTGCCGGTATTGCAACTGCCATTACTGGTTTACTTGCAAAGGACAGTGATGTCCAATAAGAAAAAAATTTATATTGGTCTTGCTATTTTATTTATCCTTTTATTTGGAAAGAAAGTGAGTGCTGAAAAGTTAATAGCAAAGTTTGAAGGGTTAAAATTAATTGCATATCCTGACACTGGGGGGATATGGACAATAGGTTATGGATCAACAAAAGATCCTTTTACTGGAAAAAGGGTAAAGGAAGGGGATAAAATAAGCAAGGAAACTGCTCTTGAATGGTTAAAGAAAGATATTGAACAAAGAAAGTTTGCTATCAGGAAACTGATCAAAGTTCCAATATCTGAAAACAAGTTAGCTGCAATTACCAGTTTAGCATATAATATAGGCTTGGGTGCATTGCAAAGATCAACATTATTGAGGTTGTTGAATGAAAAGGCACCAGTACAGCAAATTGCTGATCAATTTTTGGTTTGGAATAAAGTAAACGGAAAAGAAATAAAAGGACTTACAAATAGGCGAAAACTGGAAAGGGAATTGTTTTTAAGTTAGTTCTATGCTCAAATATGAGGTGTTTTACAGGGGAAAATTTCTATTTTCCCTTTTTTTTTGTCAAAAATTTGGTGGTTTCAAAAAAATGTTTATAAATTTACTCCGACAAATGATTATTTAACTATTTAAACGAAAAACAATGAAAAAAACTGCTATTCAAATTATCCTAATCGTTTTAGGATGTCTTTTAATCTGCTTTGCTGATAATTTATGATCAGGGTTTTAGCTTGGGTAATATCGGTTGTTTATCTGATATTAATAGGCGTCCCTACTGCCATTGGATTATTAATTATTGTACAAATTTTATCAATTTTTAAATTTTTCAGCAATGTTAGAAAAAAAAGAAAAGAGCATAATTGTTCACAATTACATTTATGGACTGATTACTTTCCTGAACAATCGCAGGATCCCATTTACTGAACTTGATGGGGGCAAAATAGAAATTTTTTATCCTTCTGAACTTCATTTATTTCACATAGGCTACCACTTCGGTAGATATGCCGAAATGCAAAACAATTAATTTTATGGAACTATTCAACAACTTGCGTGAAACAATGCTGGAAATTGAACATATCCAGCAAAAAGTTAATAGATTGAAAACCTATCAGGGGGAATATCAAAATATTAAAATTACTTTTGATGTTGGTCAAAATAGGTTTGAATTAATACAAATTGATACTGATATATCATTGGTCAATGAAATGAGAATGTTAATTCAGGAATCTATTGATCTTTATGAACAACAAATACAGGAACTTAAACTAAATTTTTAATTATGAAGCCTTACACAATGAACGGAACTAAATACTATTTTGAAGTATTTATTTCAGCAAATGAACCTTTTATTTTGTTGTCCAATGCAGAATATCCATCTGAAGGGTTAGCAAAAATTTATTTTTTACGCAAATTTTCAATGAAATTTGCAATGGAAGATTTTGTGAAATATGAAGCCAATATAAAAGAACGCAACACACAAAGAAACAATGAAGTGCGTTAATTGCTCAAAACTTTTCACAATAACCCAATACAGGGGCAAAGTAGGGAAACCACTTTGCCCTTATTGTTTGACCTTAAATAATTTTATAAAAAAACAAGTTGTAAAAAGCGTAAAAAAAATAGGATATAAATTAATTAAATTTAAATTATTAAACAATGAAAAATACTAAAAGAATAGATAAATTAAAAAACAATCATTTTACAATTTTAGATGTTTTAGAAAAATATGAAAATGGCGAATTGAGATTTTATGATGCGTATTATAGGCTTGTTGATGAAAACAAAAACCCCATAGTCAATATAAAAAAGTATCTGATTGATGATCTAATTGAGCATAATTATATTTCAAAAGAAAAAAGTAATTTCAAAATAAATAAAATTTAATAAAAATGTCGCAAAGAAACAAAGATCTGCCAGCAATGCCAGTTCACCCAATGCAGGACAAATTTGGTCAGGTGATTTTGATGGCAGGAATGTCCAAACTGGAAATAACTGCACTTAATATCCTTTCTGCACAATTAAGAAAAAACAAAGTTAAAGATCTTTCAGACGAAGATATTACATACTTGATCAATCAATCTTATAATATTGCAGATGAATTTTGTGCATATATTGAAAATAAAAGTGAAAATGAAAGTAGTATAATAATTTAAAAAGTGTAAACCAATGACAAATGATCTACACGAAAAATTGTTATCTCGAAAATTTAAGCAAAACTACCAGCCACCTGATGAAAATATAATTTTTACTATTGATGGTAAAAATATAGGTTGTTTGCAGTCTTTTGTATGTTTTCAGGGGTTGCCTAAAGCTGGGAAAAGTACATTTATTACCAGTGCCATTGCTTCAGCTTTTACCACTTGGGATATTTTTGGAATGAAATTAAATTTTCCTCCAAACAGGAAGCGGATCTGCTATATTGATACTGAAAGTTCTGATTTTGATTACTACAGGGTGCTGGACAGGATCAGAACGCAAATTATAACTGATCATCTACCCCATAATTTTGATAGTTTTCTATTCAGAGAAGATTCACCCAATGAGATCCAGCAAATGATTGAAATTTATTTGCAGGAAAACCCTGACTGCTCAATTTTGGTACTGGATGGGATATTGGATCTTATTTCTGATTTTAATTCAGTTGAACAATCTTTTTTCCTGATTCAATGGTTAAAGAAAATAACCAAAATTCACAATTTACTGATCCTTTGCGTTTTGCACTTGGGTAAAAAAGATCAAAATTCTATTGGTCATATTGGATCCTATTTGGATAGAAAGGCACAATCAGTTTTAAAAATTGAAAAAAATAAGGAAAATAAAACTATTGATCTTTCAGCTACATTTTTAAGATCCAGTGATGAATTTAACCCAATATCCATTTATTATTCAGGATCCAGTTGGACACAGGCACACAATACACAGGATAAAACAGGTACCTATATTTTTGGGATGGAAAAAACAAGTCTGATCAATCGGATATTGTATGAACCACGAAAATATTCTGAAATGCTATCTGAATTGGAGGAATTTACAGGTAAGGGATCAACTACCTGTAAAAAACTAATTAAAGACTGGTTGTTGGATGGATCAATAGTTAAGTCAGGGGAACTATACAAACAAAAATAGGATCAGTTTCCTGATCCTACCTTGACAAATGATCTTTCTAACGAAAAACCACTTTCCCTTCATTGCAAAAATAGAAAATTTCTAACAAAATGAAACTTTACACTGCCATTATTTTTTTTAAACCTGATACTGGGATCCAGCCCCGAAAATATCGGAATATTAACAACGTGGATAATCTGCTCAAATTTGCCATAAAAAGTGGTGGGTGGTATGTGAACCTGTATTGCAAGAGAACGAAGGAATTTGATGGCAGGAAATACCTCACAGGGGCATCCTGATCAAAACCAACACTGCATACAAACGTAAAAGGGGCAATTTGCCCCTTTTTTAATTGCTAAAGGTGAAGGAAAAGTGATTTTAGATGAATTTTGGTCAGTTTAGGTCAGTTTTTCGCTTGGTCAGTTTTGTTCAGGAAACATGGGTAGGACACTTTTCCCCCCCTAAAGGGGGGTAAAAGTGTACCTACAAACTGACCTTGTTTCTGACCTACTTTGACCTAAATTTGTTTTTTTGAATATTTTTCAGTAATTTTGGGTAATTATTTGAAAATTTTGAAAATGAAAAATTGGATTTTAATCGGTTTGGCAGGTTTGACAGGATGGTATTTACTGGGTAAAAGACAATTAGCTGCTAAAACAAAATTGATCTTTAAAAAACTTCGGTTTGCCAATAAAAAATTTGAATTGATTTTTGGTGTTCAGAATCCTACTGGACAAACTGCAAAGGTTTCAGCAATTACTGGTGAAGTATATTTGGGTGATAAATTAATCGCTGATTTTTCCAGTTTTGGTGAACAAAAAATTGCCGCCCGTTCTGAATCTGAATTGAAAATACAGGCATCTCCTACTATTGGAATACTCCAGTTGATAACTTCAAAAGGATGGTTGAAAAAAGGTCTGAATTATACGATAAAAGGCACTGGAAATTTTGATGGAATTGTAGTTCCTTTTGATTATAAAGCAAGTTTAATTTAATGCAGAAAAATATACTTTTGGGTAGATTAAAAAGTTTTGGTGGAAACTCCAAAATGCTAGTCAGGGATCAACAAGTTCCTGATATTATATCTGCTATGCTTTCTGCACACAAACTTTATGCCAGTGAATATGATAAAATTAGTCAAGATTTTTATTCAGGTGATGGTATTCAAACTGCAAAGAAACTTTTTGACTTTCTCAAAAAGAATGTCAGGTACCAAATAGAATCTGACAAGAATCAAAGAATAATGAGTCCCGCAGCTATCCTTTCTCTTGGAAAAAATGACTGCAAAAATTATGCTCTTTGGATAATGGGCAATTTAGACTCACTTAAGCGAAAAGGATTAATAAAAAACAAAATTTATTATCGTTTTGCAAGTTATAAACTGCTGGATGAAATTCCGCACCACGTTTTTGCAGTCATTGAGGATAACAAAGGGAATGAATATTTTATTGATCCTGTTCTATCCAGTTTTAATGAAAGGAAAACATATTACCACAAAATAGATAAAGAACCCACTATGCCATTATATTCCGTTTCAGGTATTGGTGCTGCTAAAAAGAAAGCTGCTGCAAAGGCAGTTACTCCAGCACAAAAACCTAAAGAAAAAAAGAAAATAGTTTTGAAAATTGCTCTTGCTCCAGCAAGGGGATCATTTTTACTTTTGGTAGGTCTTAATTTTATGGGACTTGCTACAAAGTTGAAAAATGCTTTTGCTAATAGGGCAGATGATACGCAGAACTGGTGGAAAAATTTAGGTGGCAATCCCAATGAACTTTTAAGAAAAGTTGAACAAGGTGCTAAAAAGAAAAAATTGCTGGGTGCTGATGTTGAATTTGCTTCTGAAGGTCAGATCGGAGTAGTTGCTACTGGAACTGCTGCTGCTGCTGCAACTGCTGCACCAATTTTGATTAAGTTAGCTGAATTTCTTTCTAAACTTGGAATTGATGTTAAAGAGGTTTCCGAAGTTGGTAAAAGGGTATTGGCTAAACAGGTTAAAAATGTAGTGGAAAAGAAACTGGAAGCTGATGCAACAATGGAACAGGCTTCACAGGATGAAGTGGATAGGATAGTGAATCAGGTGGATAATTTAGATCAACAGGGTAAGCCTGTTAATTATATTCCATTTGTAATTGGTGGGGCATTGGTTATATATTTGATCAGTCGTAAAAAATAACCACTTTCACTTCACCTTTGATATGTATTCAAACTATCCAGTAAAGGCAAGTAAAAACGCAACTGAAGGATATATTTTGAATCTGATTAAAGGAAGTTGCAAAAATGCAACTGGGGTGAAAACGGCAATGAAATTGATGAATAGAGAGGTATTAAACGAAAGATTTGTGAAAAAGATCTATTCATACCTGAAAAGGGCAAAAATATATGTTGGTGATCAAGGCAGGTGCGGATATATTTCGTACCAATTATGGGGGGGAATGGAAATGTTAAAATGGTGTGAACAAACTTTAAAAAAATAGATTATGACTGCAAAACAAAAGGCAGCAAGGGAAAAGTTTAAAAAGGTAGTTGCTGAAGCCGCAAAACTTCGCAAAAAGAACCCTAAATTGACACAGGCACAGGCAGTTAAACAGGCTTTTGCTATTTCATATAGTAAAGCTGGAAAAACTAAAGTTGGTGCCGTTAAAAAGAAAGCTGCACCTAAAAAGAAAGCTGCTGCAAAAAAAGTAACTGGATCTCATAAAGACACAAAAAGTCATAATGTAAATATTAAAGTTGTTTCAGGTACAAAAAAGAAAGTTGGTGATTATTGGAATAGAGATGTATTATATAAAGATGCAAAAGGTCCAAAAAGTACAGGAAAAGGTGATTATAAAACAAGTAGAAATAAAAATGGAAAATTTGAATATTTTACCAAAATTTCAGGTAAAATTCCATCTGAATATGTGAGTCTTTCAGGATATAATTTCGGGAAAGAAATTGTTGTAGGAAGTGTTTCTAAATTAAGCACACTAAAAAATCTTGTTCCTGATGTTAAATTAAGAGTTACAAGAGGTAAAAGGGCAGTCAGTGAATCAGTTACAAGTCCTGAAGTAGGTGCTGAAATTTTTAAAAGATTTATAGGAAAAAATAAAATTGAAACACAGGAACTTTTTGCAGTTGCTTATACTAATCAAGCAAATAAAATTCTTGGTGTTTATGTGCATAGTGTTGGATCTATAAACGCAGTTAATGTTGATGTTAGACTTGTTTTAGCTGGTGCTTTACAAATGGGTGCAACTGGTATGATATTATGCCACAATCATCCATCTGGAAATTTGAAACCATCCAGTGCAGATGAAACAATTACAAAACAATTACAAAAAGCTGCACAACTTCATAATATCTCCATACTTGATCATATTATAATAACTAAAGATGGTTATTTTAGCTTTGTTCAAGCTGGATTAATATAAAAATCTTGGAATAGTTTTCCGCAAAACAAATAAAAAACAAAAAAAATGGCTAAAAGAAAAAGAAGGTCTGCCCCCAGCCGTCGCAGGAAATCCCGCAAAATGGGTGCAATCGGTAAGTCTTTTATTATGGATGCTGCTGGTCTTGTAGCTGGTGCTGCTGCTGCAAGGGTTTTGACTTCATCTGGTAAAATTCTTCCAAACTTGGATGCTAAATTGAAAAGTGCTGGTGTAATTGCACTGGGTGCATTTTTCCCTAAACTGATCAAAGGATCTTTCGGAAAGTCAATCGGTGATGGTATGGTCGCTGCTGGTGGTCTTGGACTGCTTCAGTCTACTGGTGTACTGGGTGCGATTGATAACGCAATGGAAATTCCTGTTAGTGTTATGGCTGGTGATGATCTTTCAGTGATCGCTGGTTATACTCCTGACAATCTTTCCGTAATTGCTGGAATGGATGAGGAATACTCTTATTAATTAACTTTGTAAAAAATACAAAAAATGGCAACACAACATGGTGCAAGGCTTGTCTTTGACAATGCCAAAAATCTCGTTAACAATGCTGGATTTTCTGCTGGAACCGCAGTACTTTCCCAGTCTTATATTCGTTCTGAAGTGGCGATGTCTACTTCAACTACTTCATATCAAGTTCCTATTCTTGTAAATAGTACAGGATCCAATACAAACTTTGCTACAAATAATCTTCTGAATCTTCAGGATGCTTTTGTTGTTAGTTCTATTGGTGTTTTTGTAGCTATTCCAGCTGCTTCAACAACTACTGCTTTCCCTCTTTATACTTATCCAAATGCTTCAGCTTTCACTACTTCAGGTGCTTCCGCTGCTTTGTATAATTTGTATAATGGTAAATTGTCAGTTGTTGTAAATAACAGGCAGATTGTTCCATCTTGGGATCTTTACAGGCATTTGTACGTTCCCCAAACTCAACAAGGTGCTGCATCTACTGCAACAACTATTGATCAGAATGATGCAA